ACCGCCGCCAATCAGGCCACGTTGTCGGGCGCGAGCCAGTGGTCGGATAAAACGTCCGACCCGGTGGCAGCGATCAGCGATGCGCTGGACAAGCCTATCGTTCGACCGAATGTGGCGGTGCTGGGCCAGATCACCTGGACGAAGCTGCGCCGCCATCCGCTGATCGTGCAGGCCATCAAGGGCACGATGCAGGGCGCGGGCATGGTGTCGCGTCAAGAGTTTGCTGACTTCTTTGAGTTGCAGGAACTTCTGGTGGGCGCGGGCTTCGTCAACCAGGCCAAGAAGGGCCAGGCGGCGAGCATGTCGCGCGTGTGGGGCAACCATGCGGCCTTTATCTACCGCGACCGCGTGGCCGGGCCGCAGGCCGGCCTGACCTGGGGCTTTACCGCCGCGTGGGGCAGCAAGATGGCGGGCAGCATTCTCGAACCCACGGTTGGCCTGACGGGCGCACAGCGCGTGCGCTGCGGCGAGCGCGTGAAAGAGATCATCTGCGCGCCTGACCTGGGCTATTACTTCCAGAACGCGGTGGCGCCGTAATTAGCTCCCCCTGAGTCGCTTCGCGCAAACCAGCAGACGCACCAGCAGTGCGGGCTGCTGCTGCGTGTCCCCCAGGGGACGGCAGCCTTTGCCGCGAGGCGGCTCTTGCTGGCTGCCACTGGTGGCGGCGGTGACTTCAATCTGAAAGGAATCCAGATATGGCTACTACCAAAAAAAACCAACCACCTGCGGATGAGCAGGCGCAAGGCAGCCAGACATCAGCAGACGCACCAGCAGTGCGGGCTGCTGCTGCGAGTGCCACGGCGCTGGTGCGCATCGTGCATGACGGCGAAACCTATGAACCCGGCGATGAACTGCCCGATCTGCCTGCAAAAGAGTTGCAAGCCTTGCTTGCCGTAGGGGCGATTCATGAATCGCCCCTACCCGGCTGAACCTGTTGTCTCCTCTGCCGTTTTCTTCTTCGGCAGTTTGCCCGCGATACCCCTCGCGGGCTTTTTTTTGGGTGGCGCGATTAAACGGCTCACAGGCCGCGAGACTGGCGAGGGTGTGGCACAGGTATAGAGTGGGCGCTTCGTGCGCGACGCGAACATTCGCATTGGCCTGTGTGCCCCGTAGGGGCGACCTGCGGTCGCCCGCTCCCCAGCACCAAGCGACCACAGGTCGCCCCTACGGACAAAAACTAAAAGCCTTTACTGTCTCCGTGACGTTCCGGTCGGCAAAGTGCAGGCATGGATTACGCCACCCTCACAAACCTGGCCGAACGGTACGCCGAACGCGACCTGCGCAATATCACCGATGTGGATGCGCAGGCGCTGGACACCATTCGTGCACAGCAGGCGCTGGCCGATGCGTCGGCAGAAATTGAGGGCTATCTCTCCACACGCTACCTGCTGCCATTGCAAGACACGGAAGGCGCGCTGATTGTTGCTGCACCAACGATTCTGGTGCGCTGCGCGTGCGACATCGCCATCTATCGGCTGCAAACCCTGCGCCCCGCCGACGACATCAAGGATGCGCGGCAACGCTATGACGATGTGGTGAAGCTGCTCAAGGGTATTGCCTGCGGCGACGTGCAACTGCCCGGCGTGAAGCTGCGCGGCGATGTGGCCGATGCGCTGGCTTCGCAGTCTGCCGGGCTGCCGAAGTTCGGCACGCCGCCTTCCCTCTTCGGAAGGATAAACAGATGAGTACGGTCGGCTTGGTCGAAAACACCATCATCGACCGTATCACGGCGGCGATGACACTGCCGGGGCAGAAGCACCCGAAGATTGAGGTGCGCGCCTGGCCAGAGCGCCCGCGCGACTACCGCATGACCCACCCCAAGGGCGCGGCGCTGGTGATTTATCGCGGCAGCAAATACGAGCACCACACCACCGCTGGGCAACTCGTGAAGTACGACGACGAGTTTGAACTGGGGTTGCTCTCGCGCACCTTGCGCGAGGCCAATACGCCCAGCCAGGCCGATGCCGCTGAAGGCGTCGGTATCTATGACCTGCTGGAAACCTGCCGCAACACGCTGCTGGGCTGGACGCCGCCGCAGGCGCGCGATCCGGTGCAGATCGTCAGCGTGGAGTTTGATGACTACACCGAGGGCACCTGGGGCTACAGCCTGCGCTTTGCCGTTCCCATGTTGACCGTGGCCAACCGCCCGCGTCCGCCTGGGCCGTCGCCGATTACCGATGAAGACGCTGCAACGGCGTTGTTGCAGACCCATGTTCAAGAACCTGCTTAGAAAAGGAGAAGCTCCTATGCCACGTTACCTCTACACCGGCCCCAATTCTGCCGTCACGCTCAAGGTGAGCGACGGCAAGGGCAGTTTCAAAGACCAGGATGTTGTGTTCTGGAAAGACCAGGAGGTTGATCTTCCGACTGGTCACGAGATGGTTGCCGTGCTGGTGGAACAAGGCCACCTGACACTGGTGCCTGCTGTAGTTGACGAACCCAAAGCCACTGCCGAAGCCAAATCGAAGGTCTTGGCCAAATAACCTGAAAGGACAAGCAATGCCCGCAAGTTTTCTGCATGGCGTCGAGACCATCGAGATCGACAAGGGGCCGCGCCCGGTTCAACTGGTGAAGACTGCCGTTGTTGGCCTTATCGGATCGGCGGCGGCTGGCCCGGTCAATGAGCCGATCATCATCACCAGCGAAAAGGACTTCGCGCAGTTCGGCCCGAACATCCCGAACAGCACCATCCTGGACGCGCTGAATGCCATCTTTGACCAGAAGGCCACCGTGGTCGTGGTCATCAACGTGCTCGATCCAGCCAACGCCGCGCACAAAAGCACCATCGCCTCTGGCAGTGCCGAGGTTGTGAAGCTGGACGTGTCGGACGGCAGCTTCAAACTGGCGCACGCGGCGGTCGTCACCGGCACGCTGGTGCTCACCAGCGCCGACGCCGCGAAGACCTACGTATTGGGCACGGATTACAGCTTCGATCCGGCCACTGGCACGGGCGCGCGCATCGCTACCGGCAGCATTCCGGCTGGCACGCCCACTACCCCGACTTCGCTCAAGGCCGCTTACAGCTATCTCAACCCGGCGCTGGTACAGCCCTCAAGCATCATTGGCGACGTGACGCCAGCGGGCAAGCGCACAGGCATGAAGGCGTTCCGCGACTGCTATCAGTTGTTTGGCTTCTACCCCAAGATTCTGATCGCGCCGGTGTTCGCCTCACTCGCTTCGGTGTCTGGCGAACTGATCGCGGCGGCGACCAGCATTCGCGCCATCACGTTCATCGATGCTCCCATCGGCATTACACCGCAGCAGGCCATTACCGGGCGCGGGCCGGCAGGCGCCATCAACTTCAACACCAGCAGCGCGCGCGCGGGGCTGTGCTACCCGCACGTCAAAGCCTATGACACGGTGGCCGATGCCGAGGTGCTGATGCCGATGTCGCAGTACGCGGCGGGGGCGCAGGCGCGCAAGGATCAGGAAAACGGCTATTGGTGGTCGCTCTCCAACACCGAGCTGCTCGGCATCACGGGCATGGAGCGGCCGATTGACGCGATGATCAACGATCCGAATTGCGAGGCGAACCTGCTCAATGCGGCGGGCATCATCACACTGTTCAATTCGTTCGGCACCGGCATCCGCGTGTGGGGCAACCGCAGCGCGGCGTTTCCGTCCAGCACGCACCCGAAGAATTTCCTGTGTGTGCGCCGCACGGCTGACATCATCGCGGAGTCGCTGGAGTATTTCACGCTCCAGTTCAATGACCGCCCGTTGGACAGCGCGTTGATCGACGCCATCGTGGAGAGCTGTAACGGATTCATCCGCACCCTCAAGGCCAATGGCGCGGTGATCGACGGCAAGGCGTGGTTTGACCCCACCGACAACGAAGTGACCGAACTGGCGGCGGGGCACCTGACCATCACCTACGACTTCATGCCACCCACGCCCGCAGAGCGGGTGACCTACAAGTCCAGCATCAACATTGATTATCTGTCGCAGTTGGGCAGCAAGTAACCAGGAGAAAAGCAAATGGCTGGAATCACTCTTAATTCGCTGACCAACGCGAACCTCTACATCAATGGCAACAGCCTGCTGGGCAAAGCCGACGAGTTCAAGCTGCCGACCGTCAAGTTCAAGATGGTCGAGCACAAGGCCGTGGGCATGATCGGCACCATCAAGCTGCCCGGTGGCATCGACGCGCTGGAAGGCGAGGTCAAGTGGAATTCGTTTTATCAGGACGTGTGGGGCAATCTGCTCGACCCCTACACCGCCATCCAGTTGCAGGCGCGCGGCAGTCTGGAGACCTGGAACTCGCAAGGCCGTCAAGCGCAAGTGCCTTATGTGGTGTTCCTGACCTGTTCGTTCCACGAGGTGCCGCCCGGCGACTTCAAGCAGAACGACAAGGCCGAGTTCCAGAGCAAATACACCGCGACTTACATCAAGCAAGTGGTCGATGGCAAAGACATTCTGGAAGTGGACATGATGGCCAACATCTACAAGGTCAATGGCGTGGACAAGCTTGATCTGTACCGCAACAACATTGGAGGCTAACGATGAATGAGAGCATGAAGAACACTCCCGCGCCAGCGGCAAGCGTGACGCTTGGCTTTCCCTTGAAAACACCCGCTGGCGAAATCGTTGGCAGCATCAGTTTCCGGCGCGGCAAGGCGCGCGACATGATTGCCGCGCAGCGGCAGGAATCGGACGCCGGGCGGCGTGAGCTGGTGTTGATGGCGATGCTCTCGGAGCAACGGCTGACGGTGGAAGACCTGGAGGAGCTGGACTTGGCCGATTTGGTCAATGTCCAGCAGGCGTTTCAGGCTCTGCTCATGCCCGTCGCTGCCGGATGAAAAAGTATTGTGGGATGCGTTCGGCCTGCTGGCCAAGTGGTTTCACTTTCCACCTCAAGCCATCTACGACCTGGATTTGGACGAACTGGAGCTGTGGCTGAAACAGGCCAGCGGGCAGATCGAAGCGCAGAACAAGGCTTACGAGGCGTAGCCCAAGCGGCGGGCCAGCCACGCAAAGGGCGCGGGGATGAGCCAGGCGACCATGCGCAGCAAACCATAGGCCGCGAAGATGAAGAAGCCAGCAAGGATGGCGAAACCGAAGGCGCCGAGTACGGAGGCCGCAAGCCAACCGATGACGAAGCCCAACCCGCCGCCGATGGCAAGCGCCTTTTCAAGCCATAGCTCGCGCGCGATGACGAGCAGCACAGAGGCATCGTCCGTGTCGCGGTCAATTTGCGCGTTAGTTTGCTGTATTTGTTGAGGCCAGTTCATCATGAAAACACTTTCCCTTGGCATCGCTATCTCGCTGCTGGGCGCGGGCAGTACGGCGGCAGCCTTTGGCACGGTTGAGCAACGTGTCAACAGTTTAGGGCACACTCTCGACAAACTCAAGTTGCGGCAAAAGACCGCCCTGGAGAATATGGACAGGGAATGGGTGTGGGGCGGCGAATCCATCAAGAAATATGCGGGTCAGGTCGAAAAGCTGGACGCGCGGATTGAAAAGCTGGCCGCGCGCCAGTCCCGGCTGCGCTCGCTGGGTGAGCAGCACGCAGCCAACCGGGCCGACCTGAACTCACGCTTTGGCGATCTGCTGGGCGCTTATGCCATTGGGCATACGCTGGCGATGCCGGTTCACGCCTTCACCGAGCAGGAGGCGGCAATCACCAATCTACAAGTGGCGATGATGCGCGCCGATGGCACCGTCTCGCCGGTGTTCGACCGTATCAAGAAACAGATCGTCGAGTTGGGCAACCAACTGCCCGGCACCACGGCGGACTATGCGAATCTGGCCACGACGATGACCAGCCTGGGCATTCCCGCCGACAAGCTGGTGGGCAATGCGCTGACCGCTGCCGGGTACTTGCGCGTGGCGCTGAATATGAGCAGCGAGGCGGCGGGCGAGACGGTGGTGAAACTGCGTGAAGCCTACAACCTGACCGATGACGATTTGGCCAAGACCGCCGATATTACCCAGCGCGCGAAGTTTGCCTTCGGCATGAAGCCGGAAGACTTGCGCGTGGCGGCATCCTATGAGTCAGCACAGTTGAATACGCTGCACCTGACGGGTGCGGACAATATGCGCAAGGTGCTGGTGATGCAGGGCATGGCGAACCTCAAGGGTTTGGAAGGCTCCAGCTTTGGCACGAATTTTTCGATGATGCTCACGCGGCTGGCCAGCGGGCCACTGCTGATTGAGCAGGCCAGGAGGGGGATGAAGAAAGAGGCTCAAAAGGCGATGGAAGAAGCCGGAATCGAGTTCAATTTCTTTGACGCCAAGGGCAAATTCAAGGGTCTTGAAGCGATGGTGGCCGAGTTGGGCAAGCTGCAAATCATCCGTGAGAAGCTGGGCGAAAAAACAGCGCTTGAAGTGGCGCAAGGCATGTTCGGCACGGAGGCATCGCGCCCGGCGATGATCCTGGCCGAATACGGCAGCCAGGGGTTCGCGGATGCGCAGAAACGGTTTGACGAGCAGGCCAACCTGAATGACCGGATGGAGAAGCTGCTGGCCACCACCAAAAACACTTGGGAAGCCTTTACCGGGTCGCTGGAGAACTTCGCCGCTGCCGCTGCCGGGCCAGCCGTGTCGGCCTTGAAGCCGCTGGTGAACTGGCTCAACGATGCGACCGGGGCGCTCACCGAGTTCACTGAAAAACACCCCGCCGCCGCAAAGTGGCTGGGCCTGCTGGCCGGTGGAGCGCTGGCCGCCACAGCCGGGTTCCTTGGCTTTGGCGTGGTGCTGGCTTTCGGGCGCTATGCGCTCACGGGCTTGCAAATCATCCCAGGCGTGGGCACGGCGCTGTCGTGGCTGGGTGGCACTGCGCGCCGCGCGGTCGCGGGTGGTTTCAATGTGGCGGCGAGCGCTGCCACGGGTCTGTGGCGCACGCTCGCGGCGGGCAACATCATGGAGCGCGTGACCTTTGGCGCATCGGGGCTGGGTCGTGCATTGGCCGGTGGCTTGGTCAATGGGTTTCGTGCTGCCGCCGTGGGTGCCCGAATGCTGGGCGTGACCCTGCTGACGACGCCTGTCGGCTGGATCGGGCTGGCGATTGCTGGCGCGGCGTTGCTGATCTGGAAGTATTGGGCACCGATCAAGGGCTTCTTCGCTGGCTTGTGGTCTGGTCTGAAAGCAGGTTTCGCGCCTGTCATGCAGGCGCTCTCCCCGGCGTTTGATTCCTTGAGACTGGCGTTTGGCAATGTGATGAAGGCATTGGAACCGCTGATGCCCATGCTGAAAATCGTGTTCCTGCCGGTGCTGTTGCCGCTCAAGCTGGTGGCCAGCGGTGTGCGCCTGTTGTGGGGATGGCTGCGAACCCTGTTCACGCAGGTTGAAGATACGGGGGGTGCTGCGCGCAACATGGGAGAGCGTTTCGGCAAGGGGATCGCAGGCGCCTTGCTATGGGCGGGCAAGCTGCTGGCGAAATTCCTTGAGTTGCCTGCCCGTCTGATGCAGATTGGCGCGGATGCCATCGGCGCTTTGGGGCGTGGCTTGATGAGTATGGCGGGCGTTGCCCGCACGGCGGCACAGGGTATCTGGAACACGGTGAACTCGGCCTTCTCCGGTGGCATTGGTGGCGTGTCCAGACTCATCATCAACTGGTCGCCGTTGGGCCTGTTTTACAAAGCCTTTGCAGGCGTGTTGTCGTGGTTTGGCGTGGACTTGCCCAGGAGTTTTACCGACTTCGGCGAGCATCTGATTACGGGGCTGGTGGATGGAATCAAGGCCAAACTGACAGCGGCAAAGGACACCATTGTCAGCTTCGGCCAGAACATCAAGGGGTGGTTCAGCAGCGTGCTGGATATTCACTCGCCCTCGCGCGTGTTCATGGGATTTGGAGAAAACATCGGGCAGGGATTGGAAATCGGCATGGCGCGGATGCTGCCGATCATTCAGGGCGCGGCGAGCAAGCTGGCGGGCGTGACGATAGCGGGCATGGCGGCGGTCAGCAGCCCTGTATTTGCCGCCGATGTTCATGCTGCAAACCAGGCGCTGCCGCGTGTAGACAGCCGCATGGCAGCGGGATCAGCAGACGCACCAGCAGTGCGGGCTGCTGCTGCGAGTGCGCCTGTCGCTGAGAGCGCAGGCGGCAATATGACGATCCACTTCGCGCCCAACATCACAATCAGCGGGCGCGGGGATGCTTCCGGTGTAGAGAGTCAGGTGAGCCAAGCCATGCAGATGTCGGTGCGCGAGCTGGAACAGATGCTGCGCCGCGTGCAGGCCGAGCAGCAACGCAGGGCGTTCTGATGTCTTTGCAGCCGCTCCTGTCGTCTCTTCCATCGCTGCCGACGATGCCGGGCATGGATCAACTACTGTCCTTTGGCGGCGACGTCGCCACGGATGCCATCGTTCACACGCTGAAAAACAAACTCGGTGGAGCGGTTCATGCGCTACTGGGTGCGGTCGCGTTTGACGTGCTGACCGGGCCTGAAAGCATGGACGAATCGTTCAGCGCGAACTATGCCGAGCACGCGCTGATCGAAGGCAAGCCGCGCTTGCAATGGGTGGGCGACAACCTCAATGAAGTGACGTGGCAACTCATGTTTCACGCGGGCTTTTGCACGCCGACCATTGAGTTGTTCAAGCTGCGCGCTGCGGTTGCCGCACACCTGCCTTTGCCGCTGGTGCTGATGAGCGGCGCGCATCAAGGCTGGTTCGTGCCGGTGTCGGTGGATGTGACGACGCGCATGACTCGGCACGATGGCACGGTGCTGTGGCTGGAAGCGCGGCTGACCCTGCGCGAGAGTCCGCCGCCCGTGCCCATGCCAGATGCAACGCCCAGTCAGGAGCCGGTTGCCGTGGCGCAATCGACAGGCGATATGACGGGGACAAGCGACAGTATTGCGCCACCCGTTGGGGACGTGGCATCAACGATCGGCGGACAAGTGTCGTCAGCGTTGGGTGGTGCGGCATCTGCGCTGAGCGGCGCGGTGTCGGGGCTACAGGGGCAGGCATCGTCCATGCTTGGCGGGGTCGTACAGTCCGCAATCGGGCAGGCAGGCGCTTTATTGCCATCGTCCTTGCCGTCTGCGGCTGTCATCGCGATGCCTGACTTGCGCACGGCTGCGCAAGCGGTGCTCAGGAGCGCGTTGTGACCCCTATCGCCTGTCTTATCCACGTCACGCAAGCGGGCGAACGCTGGGATACGCTGGCCTGGCGCTACTACGGCAATCCGCTGGACTATGGGCGCATCATCACGGCCAATCCTGCGCTGGACATCAGTTCGTCGTTGCCAGCTGGTCAGCGGGTGTTTATTCCCATTCTGCCCGTGCAAGTCGTGCAGAAAACCTTGCAAGCACAGGAGTTGCCGCCGTGGAAGCGTTGAGTGATCTGTTGTCTATTTCCGGCATACCGCAGCCGTTGGTGTGGGTACTCTATCAAGGCAAAGACATCACCAACGCGATTTCCCCAGGGCTGATCGAAGTCGAGTACACCGACTTCATGGAAGGAGAGAGCGACCACATCACGCTGTGCCTGGAAGACACTGACCGCCTGTGGCAGTCCACTTGGTATCCGCAGTTTGGCGATGTGGTGAATGTGCAAATCGGCTATCGCGGCGCGCCGATGCTGCCCTGCGGCGACTTCGAGGTCGATGAGATCGAACTGGAAGGCCCGCCCGACACCATCCGCATCAAGGCGCTGGCGGCGGGTATCAAGCGCAGCGTGCGCACGAGGAATGGCCGGGCCTACAACGACACGACGCTGGCGGACATCGCCAAGACCATCGCCCAGCGCAACAAGCTCACGCTTGCCGGAACCATTGATTCCGTGAATATCGCGCGGGCCACGCAGGTCTATGAAACTGACCTTACCTTCCTCAAGCGTCTGGCAGAGCAGTACGGCTACAGCTTTTCAATCCGTGGCAAGAAGATGACGTTCTTCAAGCGCGGTGAATTGAAAGCGGCGGATCCGACGCTCAACGTCAGACGTCAGCAGGTGAGCAGTTTCCGCTTTCATGACAAGGTACACAGCGTGGTCACTGTCGCTACTGTGGCCTACCACGACCACAAGAAAAAACGTGTGCATCGTGGCAAGAAAACCGACCCCAGCGCAAAGGGCAATGCCACCAGCGCCGATGAATTGAAGCTCAATGCGCGCGCCGAGGATGACGGCCAGGCGCAGGCGATGGCTGACGCGGCGCTGGATCGCGTGAACGAGGATCAGACGGGCGGCACGCTGACGCTGCCCGGTGACGTGCGCCTGATGGCGGGCGTGAATGTGTCCCTGTCCGGGTTTGGCAACATGGATGGCAAATACACGATCACGCGGGCGATGCACCGCGTGTCACGCAGTTCTGGCTATGGCACCGAGGTGGAACTCAAGCGCGTGCGCGATCCGCAACAGGGCGCCCCCACGCTTGCGCCTGACGACGCTGCGCTGCCCCCCGAGGGGGCGCTGGCTGGCTCGGGGCGGCCCAGCGCCAGCGAGGGCACCCCATGAATTACACGCACCAACGCCCCACTGGTGGCGTTAGCTACAAGGTTGGCGTCGTGGCCGAATCGAAGCCTGGATTTGCGAAGGTTTCATTCGCTGATCTGGATGATCTGGTAACCGACTGGCTACCGCTGATTCATCCCAAGACGCAAGACGACAAGGCAGTATGGACACTGGATATTGGCGAGCAGGTGTCATGCCTGCTCGACGAGTTCATGGAGGCAGGCTGCATTCTGGGTGCGATCTACTCCGACGCCGATGCGCCGCCCGTGAGCAGCCGGGATAAGTACCGTATTCAGTTCAAGGACGGCGGCAGCTTTGAATACGACCGCGCCAGCGGGGCCATGAACATCGTGTGCAAGGGCGTTGCAAACCTGACCGCTGATGGCGCGGTGACGGTGAAGACTCCGGTGAGCGTGACTCTCGATACACCGGAAACCGTCATCACCGGAAATTGCACTGTGCATAAGCTGCTCACCTACAACGGCGGCATGATTGGCAAGGGCGGCAGCGGTGGTACTGCGGCGGCCAGCATTCAAGGCAATGTGCAGGTGCAAGGCGACATTACCGCCTCGGGTTCCATCATGGACGGCGGCGGCAACTCGAATCACCACTCACACTGACTCGCTGACATTCCGCCTGCATTGAGGCAACAAAACTAAAGCCCTTTACTCGCGGCATGAGGGTCTGGACGCGACCATACACGCATGGTCGCCACCGTTCCCGTCAACTCTCGTCCGGTCTTCCACCAGCCCGCGCTGTCGGAACTGGTGAACGGTCACCCGTCCGGGCTGGCCAGTGACCGGCTTGGCCAGATCGTGACGGGCGTGGCCGACATCAACCAGTGCATTTACATCATTCTCACCACGCCCAAGGGAGCCGACCCGCACCGCCCGACTTTTGGCAGCGACCTCTACCAGTACATCGACCACCCCATTGACGCCGCCCGTCCGCACATCGTGCGCGAGGTGGTGGACGCGCTACGGCAGTGGGAGCCGCGCCTCAAAGTGATGCGCGTGATGGTGACGCCCAATGATGTGGCGGGACTGCAAGTCAACGTCGAGTGGGTGTTCGCCGATGGCGTGGGGGCGGAAATTTTCAGGACGCCGGTGCCGTTGAGGAAGCTATTGTGAGCACGCTACTCGACAGGCAGATGCCGGAGCCGGATTTCATCGAACGCGACCCCGCCAAAGTCACGCGGGAGATGATCGCCACCTACGAGGCGCTCACTGGCAAGACGCTCTATCCCGCGCAGGTCGAGCGCATCCTGATTGACGTGATGGCCTACCGCGAGAGCTTGACGCGGGAAGCCTTTCAGGATGGCGCGAAGCTCAACCTGGTGCGTTACTCGCGTGGTGTGATCCTCGACTATCTGGGCGAGAACGTAGGCGTCTCGCGCCTGCCCGCTGTTGCCGCCAGCGTGACGCTGCGCTTGACCTTCAATCCCGTGCCCTCGGTCGCTACCGTACTGCCTGCGGGGACACAGGCTTTTCAAGGCAGCGTGGCCTTTGCCACCCGCGACGCTGTGACCGTGGCCGCTGGCAGCAAACAGGTGGACGTGTTGGCCGTTTGCACGCAGGCGGGCGAAGTCGGCAACGGCTTTGCGCCCGGCCAGATCAAGACGCTTGACAGCGTCGTGCCTGGCCTGCTGGTCAGTAGTGTTCAGAACATCACCACATCCGAAGGCGGCGCGCAAGGCGAAAGTGACGACCGCTTTCGTGAGCGCATCGTGCTGGCGCCAGAGACTTTCAGTGTGGCCGGTTCCGTGGAGGCGTATCGCTTTCACGCCATGAGCGCACACCCGGACATCATCGACGTGGCGGTGATCTCGCACACGCCCGGCGTCGTGACTCTTTACCCATTGACAGCGGCGGGCCTGCCCGGCGCAGCCATCAAGGCTGCGGTGCTGACAGCGGCAAGCGCGGACAAGGTGCGCCCGCTGTGCGATCAGGTGTTGGTTGCCGATCCGGTGCCGGTGGACTACGCGATTGATGCGCGGATCGTGCTCAATGCCACAGCGGACGCGACGCTGGCTTTGGATCAGGCCACAAGCGCGGCGCAAGCCTTCCGGGACGCCCGGCTGCAATTCGGCCAGAGCATCGTGCGTTCGCAGCTCATTGACGCGCTGTTCGTCTATGGCGTCTATTCCGTCAACCCGGTCGCGCCCGCTGCCGACCTGAACATCGAGAAGTGGCAGTGGCCGCGCTGCACCAGCATCAAGGTCACGGTCACGGGGGTCGCCAATGGCTGACGACTTCATCAAGCCTTCGTTGTTGCCGCCGCCGCTGGCCACCGACCTTTCCATGCGGGCGCTGGAGGCCGTGCAAGCGCGTGTGTCGGAGATCGACCTGCTGCCCACGGTGATCTACGACTTTGAGCATGTGGCCGCGTCGGCGCTGCCACATCTGGGCGAGCAGTTTCACGTCATGGGCGCGGAAGGCTGGCGGCTGACAACCACCGAAGCACAACGCCGCGCGCTTCTGGCCAGCGCCGTGGAACTGCACCGGCACAAGGGCACGCCGTGGGCGATTCGTGAGGCGTTGAAGGCGGTGGGCTTCAATGACCTGGAGATCAATGAACGCCTTGCGTCCAACCGCTACGACGGCGCGGTGACATTCAGCGGCGCCGAAACGTATGCCGCCTATGGCTGGGCGCAGTTCCGCGTCGTGGCCGATGCGGGCGACGATCAACCCATTACCGCCGAGCAGACCGCGCTGATTGTGGAAACGGTCACAGCGTGGAAACCCGCCCGCAGCCACTTGGTGGACGTGCAGCACCGCGCCAGCGCGAGCGATCAGGTGAACGTGAGCGATACCGAAAGCGTTGCGGGCACGATGGCGCATGAAGACCTTCACCAATGGGGCCATTACTTCTACGACGGCTCGCTCAAATTCAACGAAGGATCGTTGCACCTGTTCAATGGCGTGTTGCGCTATGACGGGGCGGCATTGGAGAACGGCTTCTCCGCGACAGCTACCAGCGCGCGGTATGACGGTGACCGTGAGGCAGAGAGCCTGGCCGCGCAGATCGGCATGGCCGACCAGCAAATGCGCGGCTTGGCCTACGACGCGCAGAGCAACTACGGCGGCTATTTCGACTTTGGTGCGTCTGCGCCAGTGGCCGCAGACCTTCCCATGCCCATCGAAGTGCGCCGCCACCGGCGTTACGACGGGCGCATGGCATTCAGCGCCAACCGCCATGACGGTGCGCAGAAGTTCTCAGGGTCTTTCACCTACTTCGGCAATACCGCCTATAGCGGCGATGCCATCACTCAGTTGGAGGTTTGATGAAGCTGCAAGACGAAATACCGATGTGTGGTCACTTCCACATTGAATTGCGCCGCAGTGGCGCGCTGGTGGAGGTGATCGACGAGAAGAACCTGATCGTCAATGGCGCGAAAAACCAGCTGGCGCGGTTGATCGGCGGCAGTGGCACAAACCGCCAGATCACGCAGATCGGCTTCGGCATCGGCACCACCGCTGCCGCGCCAGGCAACACGGCGCTGACGTATTCGCCGCTGTATCCGACCAGTTCGCTCAAGGCTATCGGCAGCGTGGGCTATCCAGCTACGGGACAGGTGCAATTCAACTGGAGCTTATCGACCGCCGAGTTAAACGGCGTGGCGATCACCGAGTTCGGCCTGTTCTGTCAGGACGGGACACTTTTTTCGCGCAAGCAACGCGCACCGATTCAGAAAGAGTCCGACCTGTCGCTGACAGGTTCCTGGACGATCATTTTTTAAGGAGAAGCCAACATGGCAAACGTAGCCGAAAGCGCGACCTGGGAGGCGGGTGTCTATCAGATCGAAACCACCGACCCGGTGCTTGGCGGTGCCAACGGTATCGCCAACACACAGGCCAAACAACTGGCCAACCGCACGACGTATCTCAAGAAACGCGCTGATCTGGTGGATGCTGCCAAGGGTGATTACGTCGACCTGACCACCCGCCTGAACGCGGTGGAAGACGCCACCATCGCCCTCGGCCCGGACACACAGGACGCGGTCATGGCGGCAGTGAAGTTTGCTATCGACCAGACGGGCGTCGCGGCCAAAGGCGTGCTCGGCCTGCACCAGTTCGCACAGCAGGAAGGCGTGCTGACCATCAAGAACCGGGGCGTTGTCACTGGCTGCACGATCACCAAGTCCACCACCGCCGCACGCAACCTGAATATCGACCCCGGCGCTTGCTTTGCCAAGGGGCAGGTGTTCGGCGTGGCCGCTGGCAGCAACGTCGCCAGCGTGCCCGGCAATACCGGCACTGGTGCCGCGACGGTCTACGCCTATCTTTACCAAAACGCCAGCAACGCCTGGCGCTTGGCCGTGACCGCCATTGGTCAAGCCGTGCCCGATGAGGCCATCGTGATCTACAACGTCACTGTTCCGGCTGGAAGCACGGATGCCACAGACCCGCAACTGACGAACGTGACGCTGACCAGCGTGCGTCGCATCGAAGCCGAGTTCCCGATCATGGTGAACAGCCCGGCCAGCGTCTCGCCACAGATCAGCGGCTTGCCCGACGCGGCCTATCACATCAGTTTCGATGTGCTCTCGGCCCAAGGCGCACCTGCCGAAGCCAAGTGCCTGAAGGTCACCAGCCGCGCCAACAACGGCTTCACCGTGCAACTGGCCAGCGCCGCCGACAACGTCACGGCCCGCTGGCGCATCTCTCGCCTCAACGCCTGAACTGGAGCCAATGATGGAACTGCTCAAACGCCTTTACACCTTCTTTGAAGACACGCAGGCCGGATCGGTGCGAAACCACCTCGCGCATTGCGTCATCGCCTTGGCACTACAGGCGCTGTTTTTCGCGCTTTGCCTGCCGCTTATGGGCGCGCAGCGGGCGCTGATCGTAGCGACATGCGTACCCATTGCCTTTTACGTGGGGCGTTCCCAAGCCCAGACGGAAATGCTGTGGAAGCCTGCCAAGTGGTACGTGTCCTGGTCATTCTGGAAATGGCCTTGGGAACAAGCGGGCGGGTCAATCTATCCGCTGGGTTCGAC